CGCCTCCACCCTGCTCTCCCAGAACTACAGCCGGACGGCGGTGTTCTACAAGAGCGACGGCGACTCCACCTATCCGGAGGGGGCCTGGTTTGGGCGGATGCTGCCGGAGGATCCCGGGGCAACGAACTGGGCCTACAAGTCCCTCTCCGGCGTGGCCGCCGACAGCTTCACCAGCTCGGAGCGCGGCGCCCTGCGCAGCAAGCGGTGCAACTACTACGAGAGCGTGGCCGGCAACCCCATTACCTACGCGGGCTACACCAGCGAAGCCGGCAAGTACCTGGACATCATCCGCGGCGTGGACTGGCTGCAGACTCGAATGCAGGAGGATTACATCGCGCTACAGACCAGCCAGGACCGCATTCCCTACGTGGGAGGCGGCGAGATCATCGAATCCGAGGTGGTCCGGCGGCGCCTGGACATTGCCGTGGATCAGGGCGTGATTGCCGAGGGTTACAGCGTCACCGTGCCCGACTACCGCGACCAGGATCCCACCGAGCGCAGTGCCCGCAACTACCCGGGAATTACCTTCACCGCCACCTACGTGGGCGCCATCAACACCGTCGAGATCGACGGCGTCGTCAGCCCGTAACGGAGGGATAGCGAATGTCTGTCTACACCTACGCAGCCGAGAGCGTGCGCATCATCGTCGGCGGGGTGCCGATCAGCGGGCTGTCCGACGGCACCTTCGTCTCGGTATCCCGCGACGAGCAGGCCTACAACAAGACCACCGGGGCCGATGGCACCACCTCGCGTTCCCGCACCGGCAACCGGGCGGGCACCATCGCCATCACCCTGCAGCAGACCAGCCCGTCCAATGACACGCTGTCCGGATTCATGCTCGCCGACGAGGCCAGCGACCAGGGCGTGGTGCCGGTGCTGATCAAGGACACCTCCGGCCGGACCCTGCACTACGCGAATTCGGCCTGGGTGCAGCAGAAGCCCGACGAGGAATTCGGGAAGGGAATCTCCGACCGCGAATGGACGCTGGATTGCGCCCGCATCGACTCCTTCGTGGGCGGCAACACCAGTCAGACCGGGGGCAGTGAATGAGCCGCGAACCGAGCAAGCGCATGATCAACAGCCATGAGTGGGAGACCTCCCCGTGGGACGGCATGCACGGGCTGCGCATGCAGGCCCGTCTCGCCAAGCTGATCGGTCCGGCTATCGGCCAGGCCGGCGGCGCAGACCAGCAGGCCCTAATGGAGATGGACGTGGGCGCGGTGGTTGGAGCCCTGGTGGAGCGCGTGGACGACAAGGAGACCCCGCAGCTGATCCGCGACATGCTCCACGGAACCTCCGTGGACGGCCAGGACATCACCATGGACGCCGTGTTCAACCAGCACTTCGCCGGCAACTACGCCGAACTGTATGAGGGCTTGGCCCACATCGTGCGCGTCAACTTCGGGGACCTTTTTACCATGGCGGCGTCTATTGGGAGTTCCATGGGCGCCGCCGACAGCAGCCAGACCTCCCCGGAGAGCTAGCCGAGTCCGTGCGGACGGAGTGGCCGGCGTGGCGGCTGGTGATGGAGGGGGTGGCCACCCTTGAGGAGCTGGGCGGGGCCGGTGCCACCTACAGCCTGACCGACGTGTACAAGGCGTGCTCGCTGCTCGACATGCGCGCCGACATCGAAGCCCACCAACGCGAGAAGGAGCGGTAAGTGCAGGTCCGAGAGCTCGTTACTCGCCTGGGGTTCGATGCCGACACCGTCGCCGCCCAGAAGTACGGCAAGGCGGTGGACGACGTCCGCCGCGTGGCCCAACGGGCCGCCATTGCTATGGCCGGCATTTCCACAGCCGCAACCGGCCTTGTCTGGCACTTCACCAACGCCTCCTCCGAAACCCTGGCATGGTCAAACCGGCTCGGTATCGCCACCGATGAACTGCAGCGCCTCCAGTTCGCGGCCTCCAAGTACCAGATCTCCAACAAGGCGCTGATCGACGGCCTCAAAGAGCTGTCCCTCCGGACCGACGAGTACGCCAAAGAAGGCGCGGGCGAGGCCGTGGAGGCGTTCGAGCGCCTGGACCTGTCGGCCCGGGAGCTGAATTCCGTATCCGGCGACACCGCGGAACTGTTCCGGCTGGTGCAGTCCCGCATCTCCGGAATCCAGAACGTCTCCGAGCGCCAGCGCATCGCCGACGAGCTGTTTGGCGGCGAGGCCGGCGAGCAGTTCACCGAGTTCCTGGGGGCCTCCGGCGACGAGATCGAGCGCCTCGGGCGCCTGGCCGAGCAGACCGGATCTGTTGTCCCCCGCGACGTGCTGGAGCGGGCCCGGGAATTCAGCCGGGAGACCGGCACCCTACAGGCTACCGTGGGCGGGTTTGGCAAGGTCCTGGCCGCCGAGCTTCTGCCCTTCTACCGCGAGCTTGTCGAGCTTACCCAGTCCTGGCTCCAGACCAATGTGCAGCTGATCCAGCAGAACATCCGCCTGTGGGTGGAGCGGCTAGCGTTCGGCGTGCGCACCATCGCCTCGGTGGTGGCGGACTTCGTGGGATGGGTGGATGAGCTGGTGGAATCAACTATCGGCTGGGACAAGGCCATCCGCCTAGTGCTTATCGGCATAACCGGCCTTATCTCGGTCAAGTTGGCCGCCTGGCTATGGGGGGTGGTAAGCGCCCTGTCCTCCATGAAGGTTGTCCTTATGGCCATCAAGCGCATTGCCATTGTCGCCGTGATAACCGCTATCGCGCTTGCCATCGAAGACCTGATCGTCTGGATCCGGGGCGGTGACTCAGCGCTCGGAAAATGGCTCGGGTCCTGGGAGAGCTTCCGGGCGAAAGTCGGGAGCGTAGTCAATTCGGTCCTGGACTACATCGACCCGCTGATTCGGCAGTTTAAGGCCATGGGCGACATATTCGTGGCGGCCTTCACCCTCGATAAAGAGCGGGTCCTGTCCGGCCTGCAGGATCTGGGGAAGGCTATGGTCGATTGGGCTAGCCAGATTGGCGGGGATATACGCGACGCCATAGCCTCCGCGCTGCCGGATTGGATGATAACCGTTTTACAGAAAACGGGCGGAGCCATCCAGAACGTGGCAAGCGGGGTGCGCAGCGTACAGAACAAGATCGAGTCCGGCGTTGGCAGCGCGGCCGGGGCAGTTGCCCCGCTATTCACCGGAGGAGCGGCGGCGGGCGGGTTTACCATGCCCAGCCGGGGATCGGTCCAGGTCAACGCCAAGACCGAAGCCACCCTCCAGGTGCCGCAGGGCACGGCGGAGGATCAGCGCCGCTGGCTAGAGATGCAGGCAGAGAAGATATTCGGCGAGCACTGGGACCGGCAGATCAACCGCGCCCTGTGGGACTTCCAGCCGGTGGAGGGATAGATGGCGATAACCAATTTCCTGTTCGGCAATCGCACCCCGGCCGGATTCACGGTCGAGGGCGTGGTCGAGCTCCAGGCCGACCTGACCATATCGGAGAGCCACCAGCGCAGCGCCGACGTGACCACCCATCCGGTGGAGTCCGGGGGCACCATCTCCGACCACGTCATCTTGCAGCCGGAGCGCCTGAGCCTGGAGGGCTTCGTCACCGACACGCCGGCAGCCGTGCTCTCCGCCAACCGGGGGCGCACCCAGGACGCCTTCGACGCCCTGGAGGAGCTGTGGCGGGAGGGCGAGCCGCTCACCGTAGTGACGGCCCGCCGGACCTACGAGGACATGGTGATCGTGGACCTCCAACTGCCCAGGGAGCGCCCGTCCTCCATGAATTTCAGCGCGGAGCTCCAGCGCGTGACCGTGGTGGAGACGGAGACCGCACAGATCGCCGGCGGTGGGGACGTGGCCGACGCCGCCGACGAGGACACCGCGGATCTGGCCGCGCAGGAGACGGACGCGGGCCGGCAGCCCGCCGGTGCCGCATCTGAATCAGCCGGCGGGCAGATGCAGAGCGTGCTCGGAGGGCTGTTCTGATGGCCTTCCGCCAGATCCGATGGATCGATGCCCCCCGGTGGCGGCAGGACGTGCAGCTTGACGGCGCCGTCTACACCCTGGCGGCTGCCTGGAACACCCGGATGGACGCCTGGACCCTCGACATCGAATCCAGCGACGGTGAGGTGCTGGCCCGGGGCATACGCCTGGTGCTCGGCTGGCCGCTTCTGCGCGGCATCGACTACGACGACCGGCTCCCCCCGGGGGAGTTCATGGTGGTGGACCCCACCGGCCGGGCGATAGAGGACCCGAAGCGCGACTCGTTCACGGACGGCGGCTATCAGCTGCTGTACCAGGAGGCGAACGATGAGTAGGCAATTCGGCCGTGTCGCCCGCGTCACCATCGGCCCCCGCGGGGGCCAGGGGGTGGCCGTGGACCAGCGCTTCCGCGTCACCTTCCGGGTCAGCAAGAGCCTGGGTCGGGAGACCAACAGCATGGAGGCGCAGATCTACAACCTCGGCGAGCGCACGCGGCAGCGCCTGCTCGACCAGGGGGAGGTGATGCAGATCGAGGCCGGGTACGAGGACGCCGAGGAGGTGCTGGCCATCGCCGACATCACCCGCGCCATCGTCCGCCGCGACCCGCCGGACGTGATCCTGGAGGTGCAGTGCCAGGACGGGGCCGTCGCCCTGCGGGACCGCAAGATCAACCTGAGCTTCGAGGCCGGAGCGTCCGTGGACCGGGTGCTGTCCGCAGTCGCCGACGAACTCGCCCTGGGCCGCCGGGATACCGGCGCCACGCCGGAGGGGGCATACCGGGAGGGGGTGTCATTCTCCGGGCCAGCCGCCGAGGTGCTGGACAAGGTGACGCGCAAGGCGGGGCTCACCTGGAGCATCCAGGACGGCGACCTGCAGCTGCTTGAGCCCTACGCCCCGGCGCAGAGCCGCGGCGTCCTGCTCACCCCAGGGACAGGCCTGATTGACGCCCCGGAGCCCCTGGACGACCCCGAGGGGCGCACCGAGCAGCGGGCCGGGTCCGGCTACCGCGCACGCGCCTTGCTAAATCCAAAGATCCGGCCCGGGGAGGTGCTGGTGCTCGAATCCGCGGA